TTTAGGTTTCTTGGTGACGCTGCTCTCAGAACAGTATCAGCTGATATATCCAGAGATGAACAAATACACGTTGCGACGAATAGTCTCGTATGTGCTGAGTTGGGTCTTGTTCCTAGCTCTTCTTTGGATAAGCTTCGGAAGGCAACTATACAATGGGTACTACAACCCTTAAAAGAGAACCATACTGATAAATATTTAGCGAAAAAATTTTGGCTGGATGCGAGTGATCAATTAATGTATCAAGGAAAAGCTCCACAGTTTTCAGATACTAAGGCAGCTCGTATGCCAGCATTCTTTGAACATGCAAACACAAACCTCCCTCAATATGCTTGAGCCCATCATTGGGCCAACACCTGAGTCTCTTCTGAATGAATTAGAGGAGACCTATCCATCTTTTACACCTCACCCAAAGGAGGGGATAGAAAGTATAATGTATAAAGCCGGTCAACGCTCAGTCGTTGAGTGGTATCGAGAACGATTAACAAAATAATGCAACCACATCTAATACCACCTAAAGATGTTCCTTACATATGGCCGGAGGTAGCTCACTTAATTAATAAAGGGCTGTCTCATAGCAACGGCGAAATAGATGCAGAGTCTTTCTTTCTACCTATCTATACAGGACAACAGTACCTGTGGATAGGACTTGAAGAAGGTTCTATTAACTCTGTATTAGTCTGTGAAGTATTGAAATATCAATTAAGAACTTCACTCTTCATTCATGTCTGGGTAACCAAATCAGGTTACGATTATGAACCTTGGATGAAACACTTTGATTCTATAATAAACTTTGCAAAGATAAACGGTTGTGATTTTATAGAAGCCAAAGTAAGAAAAGGTCTAGCTAAAAAATTAAAGTGGACCGACAAACATTCATTAGTAACACTAGAAATTTAGGAGAAAAATTATGGGTGGTGGAAGTAGACCAGCTCCAGCTCCACAGATTGTTGAAAGGTCAAACCCTTATGACGATTCGTGGATACATGATAGGTTTGCAACAGGACAGCGACAAGCTACTGAATTAGCAGACTTCATGAATCAGCGTAAAGCTGCACTAGCAAATCAAACTCCAGTAATGTATAATGTTGGTGGTGGAATGCAAGTTGCACAAAAAGACTTTGGACAATATGTACAAGGACAGCTTGCTCAGCAACAGCAATCATTCAATCAACAACTACAACAGCTGCAAGCTAACACTGGAGCTAATAGGCAAAGCTTACAATCGCAAGGTGAGCTGTTAGCACGTCAAGGAGAACGTGATAGAGTAGCAGCAGCTTATGGAGTTCAAGGTATGCCCGGAGTAACAGGCGTACAAAGTAAGAAGCGTAAGAACTTAGGTGCTTACAGCGGAACAGGCGGTGGTTTTAACCGCTCTGGATTAAGAATACAAAACCTTAACATATAACAATGACAGCCAAAGAACGGTATGATTATTTATGCAGTGATCGTAGCCAGTTTCTAAACGAAGCCGAGGAAGCAACCAAGCTTACCCTACCATACCTAATTAGAGGACACGAAGATCAGTCCAAAGGTATGAAACAGTTGAAGACACCATGGCAGTCAGTCGGGGCTAAAGGAGTGGTAGCATTAGCATCAAAGCTATCCCTATCACTTGTACCTCCACAGACTAGCTTTTTTAAACTGCAAGTTGATGAGTCACAACTAGGAGACGTACCTCCTGAGTTAAAATCAGAACTAGACTTATCCTTTTCAAAGATAGAACGAACCATCCTTGATTCTATTGCAGCATCAGATGATCGTGTAGTAATACACCAAGCATTACAACATCTAGTTGTAGGTGGTAATGCTCTTATCTTTATGGGCAAGGCAGGGTTGAAACTCTTTCCTCTTAATCGCTACGTTATAGAACGAGACGGCAACGGAAATGTAATTGAAATAGTTACACGAGAACGTATCAGCAAAAAACTAATAGAGAAATATCTACCTCCCGAGGAGGAGATGCCTCTAGTTACATCAGACGAACCTGATGAACAGGAGTGTGACATCTACACACACTGTAAGAGAGACAACAACAGATACGTTTGGCATCAAGAAGTAAACGGAAAACTAATACCTGAGTCACAAAGTAAGGCTCCAGTCGACAGCACACCATGGCTACCTCTACGTTTTAACACAGTAGATGGTGAAGCTTATGGTCGCGGTAGAGTAGGTCAATTTATAGGGGATCTCAAGTCTCTCGAGGCATTGTCTCAGGCACTTGTAGAAGGCTCGGCAGCAGCTGCTAAAGTTGTTTTCGTAGTATCACCCTCAAGCACTACTAAGCCGCAGACACTGGCGACAGCAGGCAACGGAGCCATCGTTCAAGGACGACCAGATGACATAGGTGTAGTACAGGTAGGTAAAACAGCAGACTTTGCTACAGCCTACCAGCTTATGCAACAGTTAGAGAGGAGATTGAACGAAGCGTTCTTGATCCTGTCAGTAAGAGATAGTGAAAGAACTACAGCTCAAGAAGTACAGATGACACAGATGGAGCTGGAGCAACAACTCGGAGGACTCTTCGGATTGCTTACGGTTGAGTTCCTAGTACCTTACCTCAATAGAAAGCTAGCTGTGTTCCAGAAGACAGGTGAGATACCACGTATACCAAAGGGTATGGTACGACCTATCATCGTAGCTGGAATCAACGCACTAGGAAGAGGACAAGACGTACAAGCACTCGGTCAGTTCTTACAAACTATAGCCCAGACAATGGGACCAGAAGCTATACAGCAATATATAAATCCTGATGAACTCATCAAGAGACTTGCAGCTGCACAAGGTATAGATGTACTAAACCTCGTCAAGACTATGCAAGAAATACAAGGCGAACAGCAACAGGCTATGACACAGCAAGCTGAGATGGAAGCTATCAAGGCTACCCCCGGTGTCATGAAAGCTCCAATGCTAGACCCTTCAAAGAATCCACAACTCGCACCACCTGAGCAAGCATAATGGCAGAAACATTAACATACGAAAACACACAAGAAGTCACCACGATTGACAACCTCAATGCAGAGGAGCAAGAGTCTCTCAAGGTAGGCGAAGCTATGGAGGAGGCACAAGAAAGCCTCCTTGCTGGCAAATATAAAGATGCACAAGAACTGGAGAAAGCCTATGTCGAACTCCAGAAAAAACTTGGAGAAGGCTCTGAAGCTAGCGGAGATACTGAGCAAGCTACGGATGAAGTCCAAGAAGAGTCACAAGATACAGAAGATAAGGAAGAAACTGACGGAGAAGCTCCGGACTTTGCCTTCCTAGATACACTGTACGAAGAAGCTACATCTGGTAAGGATTACAACAAGGAAACTATCGAACAGTTATCCAAGATGACAACCGAACAGGTAGCTGACATGCACCTACGATGGGTCAGAGACGCATCAGAAAGATACATAGAAAGACCTCCTGATTTTACAGAGCAAGATGCTGCTGAATTAAAAGGAGTAGTAGGAGGAGAAGCTAACTACAACAACATGATAGAGTGGGCAAACCAAAACCTATCTGAAAAAGAGATAGATATGTTTGACTCTGTTATGGAGAAAGGAGATACAGCTTCAGCATTTTTTGCTGTCAAATCTTTAGCCTACAGATACAACGATACAATAGGAAAGGATGGACAGATGATTACAGGCACAGCCCCTAAGTCTGACGGATCAACGTTCCGTAGTCAGGCGGAAGTAGTCAAGGCTATGAGAGATTCGAGATATGATAGAGACCCTGCATACAGACAAGACATACAAGATAAATTATCCAGATCAAACATTAATTTCTAATGGCTACACTACAATTTAAACCAGATGAGTTGTTAAAAAAAATGCGTATAAAAAAGTACGCAGCAGATCAACTGATTAGTGAAGGTAAAGGTGGATCTCCAAATACACCTACACCTGACTGGGATAAGAACTGGCCTAAACCGGGCACAGCACCTAAACCAGAGGACAGACCTAACATACCTACTAAGCTTGCATCACGTGATGGATTAAAGATAGCTAGCGGAGACGATCCATTATCAGACTACGATTTAACTGATAAAGGTTTGTACATGAATTACATGGGTGACATGTTTATGAATCTAGATGGAATGTTATTTCCAATGGGACAAGGATATGATGAAGGTACTCATGGTAAACTTGTTCCCAAAGGATTAGTTCAAAATAATGCAAGAAATGAATTAAAAATAGCTCAGAATAAAACACCAAGTCAGCAGAATGCTACTAATATGGTAGAGCTGATGAAAAAGCTTACTAAAGAAGGTAAGCATGTAGAAGCACAAGCTTTATATAAAGAACAGTTCCCTCGAGCGTAGTACAGCGGCGACCCGAATCGTATCGTCCTCGCCATATGTACTACCCAACACGAACTTATGATTACTACCGAATACGGTAAGAAAAACATTTACCCTAACGAACCACCCATACAATTATTACCCGAACGAAAACTAATGTCACCAGAAGCAGAAAGATTTAATGGCTGGGCAGCAATGCTTGGCTTCGTAGCAGCTGTAGGAGCCTACGCAACAACCGGACAAATCATACCCGGAG